CGGTGAAATCGATCCTTTACTCCAGATATTGCTACCAAGTATCTCCTTGGCCTTACGGTCTCGGAGTGAAAGGTAGCCTTCTTTTAAGTATAACTGCTACAAAGTAACTTACCTTACCCAATATTGGGAATCGGAGCGAAAAGTAGCCTTCTTAATAAGAAGAACTAGGTAAGGCAGTCGATGCCTTGCCTTAGTTTGTCTGTAGTAAAGGTTCACCAGGGGTTCTCCTTCGACTGCGTCGATGCACCAGCGTGTGCGGGTACGTGGAGGTGGATTTAGACTAGCCGCAATTGCCGCTAGGCTAGGGATAGGATATCCCGATGGTATAAGAGCATGGATGCTCTTAATCCAACAAAACATCCTTACTGTGCCTTGCGCACTATTGTCAAATCCTATGTAGGAGGTTACTTTGTGGCCAGAAGCAGATCGAAGGGCCCGTTCACTCAGGCGGGCGTTGTTACAAACCGCACGTATGAGGAAACGGGTTGGGGCACTTCTTTTTATGTGCCCCTCGTGCCAGTTGAAACACAAGTCAATTACCTTAGTAGTATATATTATGCTACGATGGTTGACCGTGTTACTCCTGGTTTCCGTTCGATCCGTCCGTCTAATTTGCCTATTAATACGGCTGTTAAACGGGAAGTGTCGCTCAAAATGATTCCGGCACAATACCGGACTCAAGGGCAATACTTCTTCATGGGTGGTAATTACTGCGAAGCGCTCTGGCCATATCCTTTGGCCGAAAGAGAGATTCTCTATCGTCAGTATACTGACGAGTGGGACGCAGTAACCCATATATTTCCACTAAGTATAGGGGATTACTACGAGGTAGGCCTTGATCATCAAGTATTACTAGATGAGCAGAGGTCCTATCTCGGAGGTCAAGCCCTTAAAACAGCAGTTGCTCGTGCAAAGGCTGGGGAGATGGACATCCTTGCTACGTTAGGAGAGGGTCGCGAGACCATCAACTATATTAGCGGTCGGGCGCGTTCTATTGCCAAAATAGTCAAAAGACTAATTAACAATCCGCGTTTGACTCGTAGGAAGTACAATCCCAAAGACGTCGCCAGTTTATGGCTCGAAGCTCGGTTCGCAATACGCCCTTTAATCGGGGATATTGAGAATGCGATTAATGCTTTGGCGTCAATACACGAAACATCCAGGAAGGGAAAGGCGTTGCTCAGCGGTGATAGTATTACGACTGAAAAGTCATTCACCGTTGCTACTCTTGGTCACATAGCCCAAGGGACAACTTTTAGTTGTCCTGGGGTTCTTGAGATTACGAGTACGCCTTCCGTTAGTGCAGGGTGTTGGGCTACATTCTCGGCAGGTTTTAAGTCGTTTCAGTTTGATCCTGTAACGGCTGCCTACGAGTTAATGAAGTTCAGCTGGCTAATTGATTATGTCGTCGACATAGGCGACACGTTAGCCTCCCTGTCACCACGATTCGGCGTGACCGTCGGATCGTGCTGGATTCACTACCGTAACACAACGGAGCTGCGGACAAGATTTACCTCCACCTCGACAACAATTGAGATGGACAGCAATAATTACTGCTGGGGTAAATACTGGGGAGCTCCTCCTACCTACATTGGAGGACACTTTGTCCCCCCCTCTATCGAGGGGGAAGCTGTTATGTGGACGCGACGCCCAGCCGATGTTAGCGAACGCGCATTTTTACCGCGCATTGATGTTAACATGAACTGGGCAAAGTATACTGATGTGCTCGCGTTACTCTTGCAATCGCTAGAGACTAATCAGAAATCCTCACGCGCTGTAAGGCGCCTGAGAAATCTCAAACTTAATCAATGAGGAGACTTTCATGTCTCAAATATCGAGCCATACTGAATTAATGAATGGCCTTAGCTATAATGGCGAAGGCCTGCCCTTAATCAGTACTCTTGGACCGGATTCCTGGTTGTATGCGCTGTCTGGCCATACACCGGAGTTCCCCCGTACTCTGACTGTCATTCGCACTCGTGCGAAAGTGAGCAGTTCAAAGTACGGATGGAAATTCGTTTTCTCCATTCTGGAAGAAGACGACACCGGTGCTGCTTTACCACAACCGCATATCGTTTCACTGGATTTCCGTCCTACCAAGGGCGGTGCATCCGGTGAGGCGTTACATGCTATGCTCCATCTGGTCAGCGCGTTCGCGACGAACGTTCTGGTCAGCGGTCTCTCTGAATACGCGGCATCTTACACGCCGGGTTCATTCAGTGATGATATCTTGGAGCTGGGTTATACTGTTCCGCCTGGCAATTTGATGCCAGTTACGACAGTATAACGGTTGTTTCCATAGTCCTACCCCAAATCTGGAGTATTTATATGAAACGTCATAATAAAAGGACGAGTAAGTTTGGCCTGGAACGGGAATTCTCGTTACAGCGCTACCTGGAATCACTCGCAACCGATCTGGAGATTTCTCCATCATTACATAACGTTGTTTCTGGCGCACTTCGCGCCAGACGTTATGATCAGGTGAAGGATCTCTATGATCTCCACGCAGCACCGGTTAGTAATCCGGATGCTGACACTTATTATCGGAACGCGGTTTATTTTGCTGCTTTCCGGAAGATCCCCTTGAAAGGCTCCGACACCGTAAAACCGGCGGTCGAGAAGTACTTTGCATCTGAACAACAGTGCAAAGAAACTAATCGGACCATGCCGAGATTGTGGAGGTCGATGCCTTATGGACGAATCCTTGCAAGAATGCAGGACGTAATCCATGAGATCATAAGTGGGGTCAGTGCTGAAGACATCCTTTCAGGGTGTCGGCACGGACCAGGGATGTCAGTAGATCTCCCAAAAGACGCAGGTACCACTCCTTTTTATAAGTGGTATTCTGGCAATTATGGGGTCTCTGATAGGGCATACCCATATTTAGTAGCGGCTCTTGTAGAAGAGACACGCGCAATAAATAGGGTAGCGAGCGGGTACAACGAGTCAAGGCTCGCATTTGTACCAAAAACGATGTGGACGGACCGTAGTATCAACATTGAGCCGCGCGGCAACGTATTTCTCCAACTAGGTGTTGGGGACGCGTTAGCGCGGGCTTTTCTTGATAATACTGGTTTATCGATATGGGATCAGAGTCTGAATCAGGCTATGGCACGCCATGGAAGTATTCATGGTAATTATGCTACGCTTGATTTGTCCTCTGCATCAGATACAATTGCATGGGGTTTCGTTCGGACCGCGTTTAGCGGCTCGATGGAGTCCTTGCGAATATTTGATCTGATGGATGCACTTCGTTCTCATAAAGTCGAGTTCAAGGGTAAAATAATCTACCCTGAAAAATTCGCTTCTATGGGTAACGGGTACATTTTCCCACTACAGTGCATTTTATTCTATGCATTGTGTCGAAGCATCATGGATCTATCCGGTATACCCGGTATGATCTGCGTTTATGGGGATGATATCATTATCCCAACCGACGCATACCATCTTGTCACTGAAGCGCTCCAGGTACTGGGCTTTTCAGTGAACCCCGAAAAATCCTTCCATACGGGCCCCTTTCGGGAATCGTGTGGCGCGGATTTTTGGAATGGTACAGATGTACGTCCCCCTACTACCTCTAAAATCCCCACTAGAGTGTGGCACGTCTACACGATGCTGAATAATCTTCAGCATAAGGTATACGCCCCCACAGCTTGGGATTACCTGCATAGCCTCATTCCAAAAGAATTGAGATTATACGGGCCACCCAGCAGTGATGATATGGATTCTTGGATACAAGTCCAAGTGCCAGATCTTTACGCTCTTGGTGCTCTATCCCCAAAAGGGAGCAAGCACTTTAATCTTCAGTGTCTCCACCACTCGCGAATCCAGCATATAGCCAAAAGCTATAGGCATGAGTTTGCCCGTGACGAGTTCGCTGAAGATTTACATTTGGAACTAAAATTGTCCCAAATGGGGGTCGGTAGTGAGCTATCACCTGTAGACGTCAGTCGTAGTCGTGGTTACGACGTAAACCGACGGAAGCAGGTGAGGACATCGGTTCGGAGAACTCCCTTAAGGATTGAGGGATCTCCAATTGTTGGTATAGCTCCTCGCAAGAGTGAGAAATAACAACTTTCTTTGACAATAGGCTGGCATGGATGCTAGCTTTTTAGTCTAAC